CGTTAAACCGCTGGCTAGCCTTGTTTGCTTAAACTGCAAACGGCTAATGTCGTTTAGTGGGTAAAACTGGTAAGACACAAACCTGTACAACCTACCGTTGTTTAACACCAGGTAAGAAAACTCGTATTCTGTAACAGAGTACTCGTTGTCCGCTCCCACCGTCGCATCCAAAACCTGCAAAACACCGTCGATGGGGGCCGTCTCATACCGAAAATAGTATGTGCTTTGTGTTCTAAAAATAAACAGTTCGTTAGGGGCGGAAAGAATCTTGGTGATGAGTTGGCCGTCACCACGTGAAACATCGAAATAGTTGTCCGTGTCCCAATCGTTGACGCTGGTGGGCACCGCTGTCGTAATATCTGAAAAGTAGATACGCCCCCGGTTGTACAGGGCGTCCCGTGATACCAGGAAAAAACGTGACTTGTGGAGCACAATCTGTTCCCCCACAGGCATGGGGTTAGGCCCCGTGTTAAGTTGCGTAAACGAGGTACCGTCCCAGTAGCCCCCCGGCACGGTAACACTGCAAATGTACAGGTTGTTGTTGAACTGGGCCGACCCGGACGCCACAATGGTGGTGATAAGAGTGTACGTTTCGGTATCAGTATCAAACAGGTAAGTCCCCGCGGGGGTCGAAACTACCGCGAAAATGTCTTGCGAAGCATCCGTGTAATACCCTAAAAGTGTCACCGCTTCAGTTGTTACCGGTGGTTCAGAAATTTTAACGATAGGCGGTCGGGACACTAACGAACCATTAGAGTCCAACTCAAAATTTGTTAACTGGGTAAGTTCTTCATTATCAATGGTCGTAATGTCAGAAACGTTGTTTAGTCCCCCGTTGAAGGTTCTTAAATTGACGCTTTCGCTCTTGCTGCTTTTACCCAGCTGGCTATAACTTGTCTCCCCAGTTAAACCCGCCATTTAGAGGTCCTCTGTCCGTGCCGTGTTAGTGGGGTAAGTATTTGTTTGTCCCATGTTGTCCTGGTTTGCGAGCATGCCCATGGCGATTGAGTATTCTTGTTGTTTGTATTGTGCCGCCTCCCAGTTTTCGTCCAACTGGTACGCCCGTGCCAAAGCAAAATCTACGACGCGTTGGAAGTACCTGTCTGGTACGTGGAGCGTATCGCTGAGCACGGTTATGTCTTCCGGTTGCGCCACATAAAACAGTCGCAAACCGCTCGTTATGCTTTCTTGAGGTGTGGGGTAAAGGTAAACGTTACCTGCACGCTCATACCAGATTTTGGGTTTCACGTTTGTGGGGAAAGTTGTTTGGGGCACCCCAGATAAAATATATTCTTGCGCCTCCTCAAAAGAGTAATACTGCAAAGGCACACTATTGTAATGCAAAGACTCAATATATTGCACACGTTGGGTGGGGTACGTGTATAGGTCTTGCCCCGATACAACGTTTGTGTCTGCGGTTTCCTTTAGGATGGGGTTCTGGGAAACAATTTCTTGTTGCGCAGAGTTAATCCACAACAAAATATCGTTGTTTGTTATTTGGCGTCCATCAGGGTCACCAAATTGACGTTTAACACGTGTTGCCACGTCGTCTCCTGTGCGGGTGAAAATTTCTGCAGGCATAGCTAACTCCAGCGTCGTTTGTCGAGTTTATATTCCATCATCTCACGTTTTTCCTCCATACTGTCAGCACGTTGACGTTCTTGCATAACATGGTTTGCGTGAGTGAGTGCGTCGAACTTGTCTAACCTGTTCCCAAACCTGTGCGTATCCCACTCAAACACTTGCGCAACGATGCGTGCGTCAAGCATGGTTTCGGGGTAAACGCTCACAATATATTCCGGTAGGTTCACTGGCCGGTGAATCACCGCGTAAGGTTTTCCGGGTTGCTCCGCAAGGTACGGGTGCCCCGGTGGGAGCTTCTCTAAAAACAACTCGTGGTTGTAGTCGTTGATGATTTGTGCGGCGCGCCTACCTTTTTCGGGCAGGTCTAAATTTTTAAATAAAGTAACCATAGTATCTAGGATACAAGAAACCCCCCGCCAGGAGGGGTACGGCGGGGGGTTTCTTTTTAGCGGAGAGAGGGAGTGGTTAGACCTCTGCGATACCGCTCAGCTTACCATGCGCATTGCGTCGGTAAGTTGTCAATTCGGAGTAGTTGCGCATTTCGGCAATAAATCCGTCGACACCAGGCATTTTCTGCCAGGTTGCACCCTGCTCGTCAATCCATTCCCAACCAACGTTGGTGTTGAGAGCAAGTTCGCTGTCGTTGGGGAACCATGCCACACCGGCAGGTGCGTCAAAGTCCGTCATCATTGGAATGTCCCCGTAAGGAGTCGTGAACGCAAGTCCAGCACCAACACCACCGTTAAGGTCGGTCTTGTTGACGAACTGGCGCAACCCCTGGAGGGCGTTCCAGTACGCCCGGTAAACACCAGGCGTGGTGATGATACGAGTGGGGCGTGAACCCTTCTTGCGAACATTCTGAATGACGCCGTCGAGGTCAAGCTCGGTGAGAACCCCACCGCCGTCAGCAGGCACTGCAAGATACGATTTCCATTCACCATAAGTGGTTGGGTCAATCCCGTAAAGGGTTCCCGAGTCCTTAATGATGGCACCGAAACCGGTCCATTCCTTGTTCCAGGAGTTTGTTCCCACGGCACCAACCCGAGAGGAACGAACAATTGCGTCACCAACAGTTACCGACTGTGCCACGTCAACAGTGATGGTCAGGGTAGACTCAACGATTGCCGTGATGGTCAGGTAGTTGGTGTTGCGTGTGGTAGGAGTGGAGTTCGACAGGGTTGCTGCAGTCAGAACGTCAACGCGGGTACCAATTTCTAGGTACTGCACTGAGTCCAAAACCATATTCGTCGAAGACGAGGATGTCGCGGTGGTCAAACCAAGCGTCCCTGTTCCGTCACCATAAACCTGGCGGTTCTGGTCCTTAGCAAGGTCTTCCTTCAGCCTGGACATTTCTTCGCCAACATAGTCAACGAAAGCCTGAGGGTTGGTTTTGGCCTGGTACATGACCTGACCGGTGCACTGAATAGCTCCGTAGAGGCTCTTCAGTCCGGTGGAGCCACGCGCGTAAACCTGCTGTCCTGCGGTAGGCAGAACTTCAAGCTCGTTACGTGCACCAATACCGTGGTTACGTCCAAAGTGTGCGACGAAGTTAACTCCGGCACCACCGACGTTTGTGATGTTCTTTGCGGTGCTCTTGATGTGTCCAAGTGCTACCGTTTCGTTATTAATTTGTTCGTTTACGCCATCGGAATAAATCTGTTTAAGAATTGCGGTTCCGATGGAAAGCGATACGCCATCAGCCATAGTGTTTTCCTTTCGTTGGCTTGGGGTACTACTGTTTATTTTGCCAAGCCGTAAGGACGGCCTCTATAAAAGGTTACCAGAGTCTCACACAATTTGTCATATTGCGCCTTTTAACGTTTGTCGCGGATTGTTACCCGGCAGCACCCAAACGAATAGCCAAAGCCAGGGCAGCTTCTCTTTTTGATTCATTAGAACTCAAATCTATTGGTGCGGCGGGGGTCATTCCGTTACCGGAACCCATCACCTTTGGGGGTCGGTTGCTTGCGTACCGGCGGCGAACACTTTCTTCGTAATCACGAAGCTCGTGGAATGCTTTTGCTACGCTGGGGTTTGCGCCCTGGGAGGAATTCCCAATGGCACGTTTGATAACTTCTTTACGGTCAAACTGGCCATACTTTTCTTCTATCTGGTTGAGTTCGCTTTCAAGCTGTGCTCGACCGGCTGCTGCTTCACGCTCTTGCTGCAGTTGCTGTGCCTGCTGTTGCTGGTATTGTTCCATTTGCTCAAGACGTTGCTGTGTTTGCGCAAGCTGCTGTGTGAGCTGGTTGTCGGCGGGGGCTTGCTGTTGCTGACTGACTGGGTTCCCCCATTCGTCCATGTAGCCGGAGTCGCCGAACTGTTGTGGCTGCATCTGCTGTTGCGCTTGGAGCATAGCTTGCTGTTGCGCTACTTGTTCAGCCAGCTGGGCTTCTTTATTCCAACCGTAGGTTTCGCCTAGGCCGTCGTAGAATCGTCTGGGGTCTTGGACGAGTGCGCGCTGTACCTGTAACGCCATGTCCATGTCTTTTTCGCTGTAACCCTCTTCGGAGAATCGCCGGAATGGGGTACTTTCTTCCATGACACGCTGGTACTGTCTGCGCCATTCTTCGACGAGTGGTTTGATGTCTTCGTGGAGTGGCTCTGGGACGATTGATTCAATTTCGCTCCAGGAGATTGGTCCGTCGGCTTCGGGGGGTGCGTCGGCTGGTGCCTCAATGGGCGTGTCGGCCTCTGCTTCGACGGGTTCGATGGCTTCGACTGGCGCGCTATCGCCGGGGGGGTCGTAACCTTCAATACCCGAAAGGTCTAGGTCGTCAATAGTCTTAGTATCGTTTTGGTTATCCATAAGACTAACTATACCATACGATTATCGCGAGTTATTTAGTCAAACGCGGGGGGGGGCTACCAGTCAAACGCACCTGGGGGGACCCCATTCCTGTCAGCGGGTACACGCACTTCAGGAAAAAGGGCTCTGTAAAAAGCTTGAAGTTGGGGGTTAATTTGTTGAGCATAAAAATCTTTAAGACCCTGCGTTACTGCCGAACTAGGCTCGTTATTATCAATACCTTGTCGATTTAAACGATGCCCCCCATCCCAACTGGGAAGACGATAAGCACCACTAGAATCGTAATCACGGCTTCGTATCAACGCATCATTTTTACTGTAAGGAGCAATTTTATTAGCCAAATTAGGGGACAAAAAATTACTTCTTTGGTCAAGAATTTCATTTAAAATGTTTGCATAAGCCGGGTTATCAGACAGCTCATCTAAAACTCCGGTTCTTCTAAACTCACTTTTATAAATTTCCTTAGGAACATTAAAACTTTGTGCAGAAACAGGAATGTCTTTACCCGCAGCGGTTAAAGCATCAACAATGTTTATTCCCTGAGCCGCAGCATCCCCGGGCCTTTCCCCTAAAGCTGTAATCCTAGAAATATCATCAATAGTCAATTTAGGTATTTGAGCCTCGATATAATCAGGAATACTTATCGAAGAATTTTTCATCTTCCGAGTTACCACGCCCCAGTCAGCCTTACCAGGAGTGTTTTCAACCTCAGTTATTCCTTTATTTATTGCCGCTTTAAAATCATCAACGTTTTTAAAAAATGGTGCCCCCCGCAAAGAATCACCCCACGCAAAAGAAGCATTAGCAGTTGCTTCGGGACCCCATTCATAACGCATCGGAATACGCGGATTGGTACCCTCACTTATTCCATAACTTATTGCAGTATCATACGGGTCAGTATTTCGCGCCATTTTCATGTAATTTACAAAGTTTTCCCGGCCCCGCGCAAAAAGCGGAAACGGCGCAGGAATATCTCTCAGCACTGGGCTAGTAATAGCTCCGTACGCAAAATCTTTTTCGTTACCATCAACACGGTTTTCAAAAGCTTCCCGCAATCGGTTATAGTCACTAGCAGATTTTTCACCACTGTTCGCCCCACTCGTGCCCGTAGTACGAGAGGACTTAAAATCGCCCGTTCCACCAATAATGTCATCCATCGAATTCATGCTACGAACAGTACTAATTCGCGTATCCGGGTTAGCCATCATTTGACGCGTGAAAGCTTGTAAATAAACGTCGTCTTTTTGAAAAGCCGGTTTAAGTCTAGAAGCCGTTTTCGAAACAGCATCACCAGCAGCCCTAACAGTACCCCTACCAACACCCCCAACACCACCAGCCACCAAACCCGTTAACAAATCTAAAGCTGTCGCACCACCCCGAGCCGCTAACGCCGCACCACCCTCCAAACCAAACCTATCCACAGCAGCCTCACCAGCCGCCTCAAACTCGCGCGGTTGAAAAAGCGGTGTCTGTCCCTGCCCCGGTTTAAAAACATCTGACCACAAACCACCAACTTGCTGACCATAATTTTGTAGAGCCCGAGAACCCGGAGACTGCTCGCCCAGCGTGTTACCCGCCAAAGCATCACGGTGCATACCCCCAATAGCCTGCACAGGCACATCAAGAGCACCCAGAAAAGTACCTAAAGCTGCTTTAGCTGCTTTGTTCTGAACATTGTTTCCGGGTTGCCCATAAGTTTGTTCGTACCAACGAGGAGGACGGCTTGTGTTTCCGTAGTCAGTGAGAGCTTTGAGGTACGCGTCGCGTTGAGATGTACTTTTCTGTACTGGCGCACGGTTCTGGAACCGCACAGCCCTGTCGTCAACCATGATGTTATTTTATCTAGGCGTATGTTAGAGGTCTTGTTGAGGGCCCATTCCATCATTCATACCCGGCAGGGGTGGCATCCCCATAGGTTGTGCGCCAGGACCATCAGAACCAGCAGCCGGTTCAATACTTCCCGAGTTACCTGGCTCGTAAGCTCCTCCCGGTTGTGGGCCGCTAGCGGGAATCATGCCCGCCATGCGCAACATGCGACGCACTTTGTGCTGTGCCACGTGGTTAGCTATTTCATCCTGAACATACTGGGGCAACATCTTAAACGATGAACCCTTCTGCATTAGCTCATGAATTTCAATGTGAACATCATCGTTATCCCATTCGTTAATGGGAATAACGCTTGGGCGGGGAGGTGGCTGGCCCGTGTTGGGGTCAATCTGGACCTCCCCGTTAGCCAAACTCATTTGATACATTTGGTCCGCCACGCCCATTTGTTCCTCAGTGAGACGTTTGAAGTCAACATTTTCTTGCTGGGCGGCACGCTTATCCACAGCACGCCGGTTAGTCCACTGTTGCAACATGGGCATGTCGAGCAGTTCGAAACCTTCCTGCGGTGACATGTAACCAAACTTCATGAAGTCCATGACGTTTGCCATGCGGGCGCTCTTCGACTGGGGCAACGCGCTCCCCGCTTCAATACGCAAATCGGTGCCCCGTGTAATATCGGAGCCCTTCAACAGGATTGCCTCGTAGCCACCATCCTCACCTGTGGCCTTCACCAGACGTTCAATGTCCCAATAATCGGACACCAAAGAAAGCGACTGGCGCGCAGTCTTCTCCACAGCATCCTCCAGGGCGGTAATAGTTGGCCCCAGGTACGAGTCGTCCCGTTCTTGCAAGTAAGCAATAGCTGTTGCCGCGGAAATACCGCCAGGTGCTTGCCCCCTGTCTGACCTTCATGCTTGACCAGAGATGTCCTCAAAGTTCATTTGCTGGCGCTCGTTAAACTGAACCACATAACTGGGGAGGTCTTGTAACGGCAACGGCGACGGGCGTTGAGAGTTGGGTCGCACGGGAATCCACAAACCAGGTTCCGTGGTTACCTTCTGAGGGACAACAGAACCCTCATCAAAAATAACCTGAGGCTTGCTCGTCCGGTTCTTTGCCTCAATAATTTGAGACTGTGTGCGGTTGTACTCAATCTGCAAAGGAATAAGGTCCGTGATAACAGAATCGGAATAAAAACGCCCAGTCGGGATGTGAGAAAGTTTTGCAAAAGGGTACTGTTTGTGACCGTAGGGCAAACCCTTCAGACCCGCCTGAATAATGCGGTCGTTCACAATAGTAACAAAACCTCCCTGGGGGAGAATTTTTGTGCTACCTGGCTTCACCCACGCTTCAATAAGTGTGGCGCTGTCGGGGGTAGCATCCTTGTTCGGGGCAATACCCATTTTCGAGGGAGACATAATATCTTCCAGCTGGGCGTCCTGGGTGACACTAAAACCGTCAGGGAGCATGTCAGCATACGCCAACTCAATCCATTCAACAGGTTTGTTATAAACGCAAAAAACGTAAGGTTGTTCCTGGATGCAATCAGCAACCAAATCGGGTACAAGAACGTTGAACGGGCTAAGCGCCGCCCAGGCCACATCACCATAAACCTCGGAGTCCATGTCGTACCCCTGGTCATCCCAATACGTTTTAATGAACGCGGTGCCGGTAATTGTTAACCAGAAAACCGCTTCGTTAATGACTTTGTCAAAGTTTAACCTGAAGTAAAGCGACTCCCACACTTGCTCTCCGGCCCTAGCCGCAAAAACATCATCATCGTCATTGCTTGCCGGCATGACACTTGCCGTGGGTTTGCCTGAGGTGAGTTTCGCAATTTCTGTGCGAATAATAGGGCGAATCTTGTTAACCGTAATACGGGGTGTATATTTGTCTAGCTTGGGGAGCGGAATAAGACGGTCTTCTGTTCTGCTCCAATCGACGTACTGTTTGCCCATATAGAAAGAAAGGTTTGTGTACCATTGGCGCTCGTAGACACGTCTTACTTGCCTCATGGAATTATATTGACGCTTAACCCATGCAACAAGTTTGCGCCCGTCTGCGCTGTCCGAAAACTTTCGCACCTGTGCGGCGGAAAGCATGTTGGGGTTCATTTCGCTTTCGTACGAACGGGTAGCCTCGTCGCCCTCGGGGAGTGGCGCTTCGCCGGGTCCCCCCGCCAGCATTTCTTCGTTTTCGGCTAGGTCCTTATCAACCTTTTTATCTGATAGCCGCGGTGATGGCATCTAAGTCTTCCTTGTCTATGGCTATTGCTTCTTCAAGCTCACCCGAAAGTCGTGCTTCTCGCGGCGGCATAAGTGTCTCCTGTATAGTACCGCGCATTTTGCTCGTATTCAGATATTTGAGACTCTCTTTGCTGTGCGTATTTTATCTCGCCGTAAGCTAAAGCGTCCTTACTTGCTAGAAGCCTTACTGTTTCGTCCAGTTGCTTTGACAGAGGGTTTACTATCTGAGCTGTCCGGTTCGGTTCGGTCTTCACTATCCACAATACCAGGGTTAGGCTCGCCATTGCCGTCAACCCCAGCAAGGTCAGTGATAGCGTTAACAGAAAGTTGCTTGATTCCATTGATTACTCCTTCAATAGTTTGAGGGACGTGCGATAAGGCTTCCTCAAGTTCTTTAATACGAGCCCTTGCGGCACGTAAATCTTCGTGTACTTCGTTGACCCGTTCGTCTGATTCTTTTTCTGAAAGGTAATTGGTTTGCCGCGCCAACCATCCCATACCCAAAGCCGAAACGTACACGTGGCCGTAATCGGGTATAGCAAAACCCAAATCGAGTGCAGGTTCCATATTCTGACTGTTCGGGTAACCCGTCAATATGCACCGCTGTGGGAACAGGGTCATGACGTTCACAAATTTTGTGTTAGAGCTAGGCATTTTTCTCCTTGATTAGATGAGTACAATGATACACCAAAAAGCTACTCCATCCCGCCGAAATCATAATTTCCGCCACCCCTGAAGTTATGTTGGTTGTTCAAAGCCCTACTATTCCTGCGCTCGAGCTCGGAACGGTGAGAATAAGACACGTCGAGGAGCCCTTCAGCGTACTCGTGATGGTCTTCGCTTTCCCCCGCGTAATCTTCTGGCGTCAAATCTGGCATGAACGTCATCAAATACCGCAAAGCGTCAGTCGTGTGGTCGTCCTTTTCCCGCTGACCCTCGGGCTGATTCCTCATCGCGGCAACCTTTTTGTTTACAAAACGGTTCTGCTTGGCCCCTTTTAACTCCCGAATACTGTTGTGGCATTCCCGCAAAATGGTAAGAAACGGTTTGCCCGTCTTGGGGTTAACTTTCAAATACTGCATAATCTTGTTAATGCCGACTTCTTTTTTGCGGGGTATCCCATCCACGTTAATATAGATACCGTGTTTGGCGTACTCGCTGATGATGCTTTCGCCTGTGATACCGCTTCTTTGTTTCATTGCCGGGTCGCCGGTAACCATATACGGCACGCACCCCAGCTCGGCGTTTACCTGGTCAATAACTTTCGCATGGTCAGCAACGGTCGCATTGGCCTGATAATACTCCTTTATCACCGTCAGGCCGCCTTTAATGTCCGCGGCAACCCACAGCCATGCTGTCGGATTGCTGATACCGTGGTCCCCCGTAAGGTAAACCCTCATCCGGTTAGAATCAAACCCGTACTCTCCCAACGTTTGATTCGCGTGCGTCACCTCTTTGAACTCTTTATACAACGCACCCGAGATTGCCAAATATTCGCCACCAAACCGGACGGCTTTATTTTCTTGGTCCATGGTCCCAAAAATGCGCTCAATGGCCTCTTTCGCAAGGTAAGGATTTTCGTCCGTACGCATCTGGACCAACCCAATTCGCGGTTCCTCACCCTTTTCCAAAGACTCAAAGTAAGGCTGATACAAGTCGTCATAAATCCATTCCATACCCGCAACGGGCGTCTCGCTAATCCACCAGTAACCGTTTGTGTCCAACAAACGCATCTGACATTCATCAAAAATAACCTGGGGGCATTCTTCGTCAAAGTGAATAAAATGCCGCGACGTCCCAGCAAACTTGTCAAGGTCCTGGTCCTGTGACATAAATTCCACAAAAGAACCATCTTTTAAAGTCAACGTGTGCTGTTGCGCAGAATAACTTTTATCCCAAGAACCATCAATAAGAAAATCTTTAGGCATGTACTGTTTGTATAAAGGCAGAATGATTTTGTCCACACCATTCAAAAAGTCTACACAGACAACACGCCCGCGTACTTGCCCGTCCAGGTTCTCCCGGAAAGGGTGAGACTTTGTCAAATACCATACCGCCTCAACCACGGAGGCCACGGACTTACCGGACCTGTTGCCGGCAACAAACAACCTTTCCCTCTCCTGAAGTTTATGGAATTCTAGTTGCCGTTTGTGAGGCTCATAAGCGTAAACGTTGGGTTGGCGGGCCTGAACAAGGAGGCTTTGTTCAATCTCCTGCACCAACCCCAAAAAGTCTACGGGTTCTTGCTTCGAGTTCGACATGCGTGCCGCGCGATGAGCCATCACTGCCCTACTGTGGTTTCATATTAATTAACGGTTTGATTCTGTCAAATTCGTCAGGCGGAACATTATCCACGTGTACCCCACAGAACCTAGCACCCATTGTAGCAAGTACAATGGCGTCAGCAATATTATCGTCTTTCACGTCAAGCTTGGGAAACCATTTATTTACGGCTTCGATGACGGCAACCTTTTTTGCGTTACCGTTACCTGTCGCATACTTCGCACGCGACCTCGGGGGGACAATAAAAATACCCCTAAGTTTCACTTTACTGCGTTTCTCCCAAGTGTAGATAGCGTGGCGGACAAGCCACCAACTGCCCGCAAGCTCATGCGACTTAGCGCCACCACTATTAAAACTGGGACCCTCCATAACGATTACGTCCCCATCCTGTAAACTTTTAACTAAGCCCATGACAGTGTCGACAATATAATCCAATCTCTCGTGACCAAAAAGTTTATTTTTTGCCACACTCAAATGGGTCCAAGAAAAGCTGTTAGGTCCCTCCCTGTCCACAAGCGCTAACCCCGTACCGGTAAGAGAAGGGTCTATCCCCAAAATTTTTGTCATAAAAAACACCCTACACGACCAAGGAACAACATGGCTGAATTAAATGCAGACGAAAACAACAAAAGACGCCTAAAGCAGATAGCCCGTTTTCGTGAAGGTATTGTTGGTAGCACACCCGAAAAGCCACCATCGTCTCGTTACATTGACTGGTTCCACGGGCAAACGTCATACCGTCGCCCCACAGACCTGCACCACCAGTTGGGCAAAAACTCTTGGGATGCGGCCCCCGGGACCACACCCATGCCGCGGCAGACATAATTGGTCTCGACTTTGAAACAAATGTTGCCATCACCCCGACTGGCGGGACAGAC